TCTCCAATACCTTCTTCAGGTATTTGATACATGTAAAATCCCTCATTTGATATACTTTGTCCCTCCATTTCTCGCGCCAAAGCACTGTCTCTCCTATTTCTGGTTAATATATGAACATTTTCTGCAGAATGTTCCTTCGCCAATAAATAAAACTCATATATTGGTGTAAAACCACGCGCCACATAATCTAGTATTTTTGGCTCTTGTTCCGAAATAATTTGTTGTATTTCCTTCACAATTTCAATTCTTTCGGTCAAAGAACCTCTTCTATCTACAATAGAACCGTTAGACTTGATTTGTCTCAAATTTGTTAATTGTATATTTAAATTTGACAACTTTTTTAATACACTTCTTTCCACCAACAATTTCATTTCATTATCTCCCAATAATTGTTTTAATTTATCATTCCAATTTCCGGTAAATTCATCAACTATCTCATATTCATTATCTGAATTAAAGACAAATTTACTGAATTTATCTTCCAAAGCATTGTTGACAAATACATCTTCTTTCAATCTTCCACTTTTTTTCTTGTAAAACTTAAAACCATATTTTTTAAAGTAATAACCAATTACATATCCTATTGCCGATAATTTAAAACCTTTTATTAATCCAGCATCTATTAATTTTTGCCCTAAATCTTTCATGACAAATTTCATAAGAGCCCCGGCCTTTCCTACATTTGAACATAACCCATCAATATATAAGTAGGTTCCTGTTGATTCTTTTTTAAATTGTAATACTGCAAATCCCGCGAATAACGCACCCTCTTTCACTTTTTTTCCTTTTCTTACCAATCTATCGTGATCCTTTCTTATGTGAATTAAAATAGGTCTTTCGTTCATTCTATCCATATCCATCCAACCTGCGGTTATTAATCCACTACACATTCCTAATTCTCCACTGTTTTCCAATATTGATTGTTTTATATCCCTAGCATACTGTGTAAAATTAGAATCTATCATATCTGGGAAAAATCTTTCAATAACTTCTCTTTCGTCTCCTTCGAAATCAGGATTCAAAGACATTGAAATAACATCTGGCATTTATATATATTATTTATACTTTAAAAAAATATATATTTTTATTTTTCATGCATTATTAGCAGAACACCAAATATCATAAATATTATAGCAACTAATTTTTTTCTCGACATCTTTTCTCCAAACAAAGTCCAACCAAATAGTGTCAATATAATTATTCTTATTATTGATAACGATGGTGATAATGTAGACAGGTCTATTTTATTCATCAGAAAAAATATAGCTAATAAAGGAAGAACGGTACATAATCCAACTAAAAATAAATAAAAATATTCCTCCTTTGATATTTTAAAAAATTCTTTATAAATTTTATTTACATCACTAGTTAAATATACGTATGAAAATAAAACAGATGTTATAATTATAGATTCTGCAACAATTATCGTTTTTTTATTTACTTTTTGTAATTTCGAAAGCTTCTTTCTTATAACCCAAGAACAAGATTGTGCAAAAGCAGACATTATTATAATAGCAATAAAAGAAAGATGCATATATATATATATATTATATTAAATTGAATTAATAATATGGGAAAAGAATTCAAATAAAAAAGTATTAATAATATATAATGACTGATTATTCATTTATGAAATCTGGATTTGATAACTTGGAAAGCAAAGATGAAACTCTTGAAAACGCAGCAAGTGTTGTTATGGTTTACATGGAAAACGCATTAAAAAGTGCAGATATTTATGTAAAGCATGCTAAAAGAAGTCAAATTACACCAGAAGATATTAAACGTGGTCTTATGTTAGAAGTGTTTTTTATGAAAAGTAGACCTAATCTCATGGAACAATGTGAAACAATGAAAGAAAAAATTCAAGAAATTATCAAAGAAGACGAAACATATATTATAGAAAATGACGATGAAAAAGAAGATGAAGAATTCAAAGAAAGCGAATGTAAATGTGCTATGTGTGGGTGTTTTAACACCATTTATACACGATGGGATAAATTCACTCCCGAATTACCAATGGAAAAAATAATGGTTAAACATATTGATTCTATTAGTGTTTAGTTATTAAATTGAAATTTAAATTTGTTTATATTTTTTTTATAAAAATATAAAATGCTTAGTAAACTTGTAAATGAAAAAAAACGTCACTCTAACAAAGAAATGGAACATTTTCGAGAATATATGAAACATAACCCCCCTAAAAATTTCACATCAAAAAATATTTCTGTCAGTGATTTTACAAATTCAGTTAAACGTGGTAAATATGATTTAAACCCTCTTCATCAAAGAGAAGTTGTACATGGTGATTCTTGGCAGTCGAAAATTGTAGAATCGGTTTTACTTGGTAAACCATTGGGTAGCCCTGAATTTGATACCGTACAAAATGAAAACGGTCTTTCAATATTTCGTTCTCTAGATGGGAAACAAAGGCTTTCTGCTATTGACAGGTTTATTAATAATAAGTATAAATTTAAAGTCGATATTAAACATTTGAAAAATAAAAAATTTGAAGATTGGCCCGAAATTTGGCGAGATCATATTCTAGGATGTGAATTCAATATTTGCACAACAACCGCCACTCTATCAGATGATGAAGTTACCGAATATTTCAACATTAAACAAAATACTAAAAAAACAACTTCGGGTGAAAAACTCAATTCGGTACTCTCAGTTCGTGCTAATTTATGTAGAGATATTTGCAAATTAGTTAAATATGGGAAGAAAAAAGAAGGCAATGATTGTGTCGATAGGAAAAATTGTTTCGAAATTGTTGTTCGTTCTTGTTATGCAATCGATTTATTCAATAACACAACAGGTAAAGATGGGTTTATAAATTTAAATTATGACCCTAAAATTAATAAACACATTGGTTTTCTTAACAAAAGTGATGTAAATGATATTACTACCTTTAAATATTATAAAAATATTATCAAAGAAGTATTTGAATTTATTGATATTATCCATTATAATAATAAATGGGGTAAAACATTTGTTCTACCACTACTTGTGCTTAATATTATTAATGGTAAATTTGACAAAATTAAATCATTTGTTCTTTCACGTATTAGCGGTAAAGATAATTTCTACCCACAAGTTAACGGAAAACACTCTGCTACCAAAGAGCGTATTATTATTATTGACAAGAAATTCAAATCTTTTATTAGCGTTTAAACAATCTCTTTTCAAAAATTAGAATATTTTGAAATTATATAAACAAATAACCACACCAAATATATAAACAAATAACCACACCAAATATATAAATCATGAAAGTAGCATTTATGGGTAAAAAATGTACCGGGAAATCTTATATTAGTAAACAACTATCCGATATTCACAACTGTAAAATTTTTTCATTTGTATCCAAAATAAAAGAATTGGCATCAGAACTTTTTGATATGAAACAAAAAGACCACGGATTACTTCAAGACTTGGAAGAAAAAATAAAAGAATTAGACTATGATGTTTGGGTTAATTATTTATTAAATCAAATTGAAAATGAAGAATGCGTTATTATTGATGACGTAAGATATATAAATGAATATAATTCATTGAAAAAAAATGGATTTATTATTATTAAACTTGAAATATCCAAAGAAGAACAAATTAAGAGAATTAAAAGTACTTACCCAAATACATACCAAGAACATATTTCTAGACTAAATCATGTATCGGAAATTTGTAATTTACAACCGGATTTTACTGTAAAAAGTGATGTACATGCTCTTAAAAAAATTAGGTCTTATTTACTATTTAATTATATTGTTTAAGATCTTTTTATAGTTAAGATTTTATTACTTGTTTTACTATAACCTGTATTGGTTCTGCTTTATTTAACAAAGTATAAGCTATTTTACCAACTGTATATAATATAAATAATTCACCCAAATGCCATGGAGCACCATATAAGCGGTTTCCATATAAATAACCAATACCACCTATCAATCTAAACACAAAAACAACCAAACCTGCTATTGCTACATTTTTGGGTTCAAACAATCCAGCTATTAAGAAAATAGGCATAAACACTGACATTGACTCCACGTTATTTTGATGTACTCGTTGCGCTCTATAATATTTCAATACCTGTTCAGGTGTTAAATTAAGTTCTTTTATTTCACTATCTCTTGGGTATAATATGGGTGCCTTAATTTTTGTGTTTGTTCTTTCTCTCATCACAGGAATTAAAAATATAAGTTGTTGCAATAAATAAAGAAGTAACCCAACAATTAGTACAAAACCATATTCCTTTTTTATGTTCATTTAATTTAAAATAATATTTACTAAATGTTATTTTAACGTATTATTGGGGTATTTCTTCAAAATAAAGTTCTGTTTTCCAGCTAGATATGCTATTTATAATCACTTTTTCATGTTTCGCATTTTTTAATACTAATTTACCACCATTAAATTTTTTATCCATCACAATCCATTTGTTTGTATATGCTTTAAATTCATCTCTACCATCATCAAAAACTTTAATTTTTACATATTCCATTATAATATTTTATACAAAGCAATATCTATACGATTTACATAAATTATATAAACGTAAAATAATTTATTTTATAATATGAAATCTATTGATGAGTTGATTAAAGAAGACATTAAAAAGAAATATCTTAAAGAAAAATTTAGAAACATAGAAAAAAATATAAATTGTTGTCCAAATAAAATATTATGTTGTTTTACCAAATGCTGTAAACATTGTTCCAAATGTTGTTGCAAATGTTGTAAAAATCATTTTTGTTGTGATTTTTATATTTCTTATTATAGTTTTTTTGTTTTATCATTATTAATGTCATTAGGTCTTCATGTTTTTGATGTTGGGTCTGATATTTTTGTACTAGTTGACCTATATAGTAAAGATATTAAATTATTTTCTACATGTCTTGGTATTATTATACTTTCATTTTTAGCTAGTTCAATTATTTCTTGTTTAGGTCAAACAAAATCAGATGTAAGACCCGGAGAAATTTATGGAAACAATACTATTAAAAAATCAAATTGTAGATGTTTCTTAGATTTTTTACTAGGACTTTTTCAATTAGGTATATTTATCGAAGCTTATTATTCCATAAAAATTGGTGAAAAAACCCATACATTTATTTGGAGTAGAGTTATTGAAGGATTGTTAGAAAGTTGTCCACAATTATTATTTCAACTTTTCATTGTATTAAAAGGCGATGAAACATTTAGTTTTTTTGATATGACAAAATATTACATATCTATTGTAATTTCACTTATTAATCTTTCCATGGTACTTGTTACGTTTGAAATTTATAGATATGAATATGAAAGGAGGAAAGGACATGTACCCATAGAAGGTATAACAAAGATTACTATGTTTTCCCCTTATGGATTAGTATTATCTCTATATAGACTTACTGAGATATCATCTAGAATGGGGTTATTAGGATGTATTGGTTATATGTATAATGGTTATGCTATTTTAATTGCATTACTTTTTGATTATATACTTTCTATTGTATTAAATTTAGTTATTCTGAAATGTAAAGTTTCGAAGGACAGTCTTTTCTTTTTTTCTTTTTCTAAAATTTTATTTTTACCGGCTTATTGGAAACCATTTACTACTAGATTACCTGGAAATACAGACAAAGAATATTACTATGATATATATCATTGGTTTTCAAAATATTTAAATAATGGTATTATATCTGTGCTCTTAGTTACAAAATTAATTAATGATACTAATAATCTATCTTTTACTATTATTTCTATATCAAGTATTTCATGTTTCATACTGAACATTCCCCTTTTATACTTCGTTATTTTGTGGAATAGAACCACAATATTTACACTTGATTTCTTTTATATTCGTAAATGTTGGTGTCCCAAAAGGAATAATTTCAATAAATTTAAACCATTGGTTTGTTGTAACCATTGTTGTAGTTTTTCAAACAAAATTATTGATACTTCATCCAATATAATTATGGATACTTCATCCAATATAATAGAAATTTTATCAGAAGAAGATAATATTGTTATTTAACGTCTTTTTCGGGTCCTTTTCCTTCTATGTTTTTTGGTTTTCTTTTTTTTAGGGGTTTTTCCCCTATGTTTTTTGGTTTTCTTTTTTTTAGGGGATTTTCCCCTATAACCCCTTTTTTTGTTTTTCTTTTTTTTTGTTTTCCTTTTTCTTTTTTTCTTTCCGCCTATTTTTTTTTCTAATATTTGTTTCTTTTTTTTATTCTGTTCAAATACTCGTTTTTGAAGAACTCTGATTTTAGGTTTTCCTTTCATTGAATTTGTATCCTCTTTCTCTTCATCAGATGAATTAATGTAACCCTCAACTTCCACAGATTGTAGGGCTTGTTGGGCTTGTACGGCTTGTTGGGCGCGGCGCTGTTGGGCTTGTAGGGCTTGTTGCTGTTGGGCTTGTTGGGCTTGTAATAAAGTGCCGTACTCATAGTTCGTTCTGCAATTTTTAGAGCAAAACGGTTCGCTTGTTTTATATAAATTATTTTGAAAGTCCTCTGGGATTATTCCCGGAGATATTTCTTTAAGTTCTCCAATTAATTTCTTAGATTTATTTTGGTTGATTTGTCCGGGACAATTTAAACAATTAAGGTAGGGATGTAATCCTTGTAATTTTTTTTTTTCTGGTGTGGTGGGTTTTACTAATTGTTGAACTCCTTCCAGTGTTTTTCCATCTAAATCTGGTACATTTTGTTCTTTATTTTGATTTGAAGTTGATTTATTTCCCATAATATATATTAAACAACTATAATATTATAATTGTTTAATTAGCGTTTTCTTTTACGGGTCATTTTTTTTCTTTTTCCTTTTCTCTTTTTTTTTGTTCTCTTTTTCTTAAAAAGAGATTTTGTTCTCTTTTTCTTAAAAAGAGATTTTGTTCTCCGCTTGAAAAAACGATTAGCTTCTTTTGAGAGTACATCTTTTTGTGTCCAGTTTCCATTAAAATCATTCACTATTTTACCATCCTTGTATAAACGGATAGTTGGGTAACCATTACAATCAGTATTTATGTCTATTTGTTCTCTAAAATCAGAGTAAACCAAAGCTATTACACCATTGATTCCCTTCTTTTTCATCATTTTTACCATTTTCTTCCAAATGGGTTTTAAATTCTGACAATGTCCACACCATGTTGCCACAAATGCAACCATTACATTACCTTTCTTTGATATTTTGTTAAATGTTTTTACACTTTTAGTACTGTTTACGTTAATGATTTTCATATACAATATATAAATATATTTTTATTTCAAAATATATTTATCTAAATAATATTTTAATTTATATATATATATATTATGAATTTTAATAAACCAAAATTATGTACGGCAACAATGATATTTTTATTTGGGTTGTATTTTTGCGCAAATTATTCGCATAAAGATTTAATTGAAAATTTTGAAAATACGAAGAAGTCGGAAAAAAATATACCCGAAGATTGTCCAAATTTATTAGTACAAAAAGGTTCACAACTTCAGTTATTAAATACCAAAAAAGCTATTGTACCTGGAGTTAATCCCATTATTTTTAAAGATTTAGGTGAATATTTAGAATATGCTAAATGGCAACAAAAGGTAAATAGTCATTGTCCGGTTCTCTATTACCAACAAACATTTGATGTTCAAGGTAAACGCGGTTACAGACGTTTAGAAGATCCTTTAATGCCTGGAGGCGGTGTTGTTAGTGAATTATTACATAATAAAGATATTAAAGGGGATTTGGATGATGCTGGTAGAGATAAACCACCTTATAATGAAAACCAATTTGCTTCTTATGATAATCAAGACCAAAACATTGGTAGAAATACTATTTTAGATGAAAAATTTATTACTGGTGGTGGATGGAATCCAATGCAACCCGATTGGAGTGGTATTGACAGAAGCGAAGGTAAAGCGTTAGCTCACACGGCAGATAGAAGAGACCAACAGTTTAATGAAAAAAATACTGCATCCAGAATGGACAGAATTGCAACAGAAACACAACATATACGACCTATTTCTAGTCGTAAATTTAGTAAAAAAGAAAAAAATTTAAAAGATTTTAAAATTAAACAAGACAATGATGCAATTAAAGCTGCATTATATACATAATTTTTTCACAATATATATTAAATGTCTGATTATAAGATAGAAAACTTAAATATACAAATCCCTAATAATACTTTTTTAAGAATTAATAGTACTTCTAAAAAATCTATAATTGGTGATGGTCTTTCATCATCTAATGAAATAAACCACGGTGCTTGGGATAATTTAATTGTAGATTTATCGGGAATGAATAATTTTGATGGAGAAAAAAAATTTGATATATTTTGGATATATTCTACCGTCCCTGGTTATTTTTACTATGACCAAAAATTATCAGAATCCTGTTCTTTCTGGAAAAAAACAATAACAATGCATAAAAATGAAGTAAAAAGTATTGAATTAGATTCTAGGTTAGCTTCGAATAGTTTTGATGCAGTAAATTCTATAAAAAATATTGAAAATTTACCATTCGGTTTATTTAAAACTAATGTAGATAAATTTGAAGGATTACATATGTACATTAGAATTGTCGAACATAGTGCATTTTCTCCAGAAAATCAACAAGCTGTCACTGAGATGGATGCTTTAAAATTTACAATTAAAAGTGTTGGTGGAGATACACCTTGGCACAGTGTTAATAATGTTAGTGTTGGAGAAGTTTATGGTGATTTTCCACCTACCAATTTACAAATTTCAAAATCGATAATTTCCGGAAACTCAAATGTTAAAATAACATGGGAAGTTGATAGTACTGTGCCTGTCGGTGGACGCGCATATTATATTTCTTTACAATTATTTAATGATAAAATGTTTGTTCAACATATTGCAAAATCTATAGTAGTTGCAGATTTATCTTATAATTGGCAAGTACCGAATAATTTAAATGATACTTTTAAAGTAAAAATAGAAGGTGGGTATATTTTTGGCCATGTTGGTATGACAGGTGGATTAAACCATAGTGGAGAGACTGAATCTGTACAAGGAACATTAATAGATGATGATGGAAAAATATATTCTAGGGATTTTACAGATGGTACAACACAAAAACATCTTAAAGAATCTTCCGAATTTAAAATCGTTGCTGTACCTGTAATTATACCTTCACATAATTTGATAAAAAGTTCGACAAAACATCCAGATATTGAACCATTATCTTTTAGAATAGAAAATAAATTAGAAAATATATCAAAAAAAAACCTGTTAAAAGGGTACGTCGGTTAATAATTATTTTCCAATAACATATTAGATGACATGTTATTGGGATTCAATTAGAGATTCTCTCACTTTGGATGATTACAATAGATTGGGTTTTAACCACAAACCTAATTTACAACAGTTTATATCTACATTAAAAACAAAAAATACTTTAGTAAATAATGTACTATGGCAGGGTAATGGATTTAGAAACCAAGAAATATCAGAACACTTTGAAGCCGTTAAAAGTTATAATACTAATGATATTCATAACGGTCATTTAACATCTATTTGTGATTCATTTATACTTTTACTTTGTGAATTGTTAGAAATATCTATAGAACATAAATATTTAAATAATGTTATTTACTATAAAAATAAAAAACATTCTAGGAAAACTTTATATTTTAAATCAAATAACGGTCATTTTGAAATAGACCTTTATAAAAAACAAGAAAACCAAAGAAACATTTTACAAATACGACAATCATCACAACCTCATGTACAACAACCTTATGTACAACAACCTCATGTACAACAACCTCATGTATCACAA